GGAAAAAAATAAAGATGAACTACAACACAGCAGAACTATGTAAGGATTGCAAGATGCCTGTTGATAAAAGAAATCATGAAACTGACTACAGAGAGTTTGGACCAATAGACAGGAAGTCAATTCGATTAGTAGCTCATTTAACAGATATAAATTATCACACTGAAGCTCGCATGGAATTAGCTGGCGCAATAGGAGCTAATCAATTAGTAAATGCTTATCGAAACATTCAACGAGAACAAGACAAAATAGGTTATTTACCACGAAGATTAAGCAATAAAAGAAACCAATTAGACCGTACATTAGAAAGAATGGTATTAAGATTTAAAAATGGCAGAGAAGCTATGAGGGCATTATGAACTACAACACAGCAGAACTATGTAAAGATTGCAAAATGCCTGTCGTAAAAAATGCTAGACAGGTAGCTATGACAATAAAACGTCAGATAGGAGTACCAACATTAATGGAACTAGGAGCGCATAAGTTTTTTTCATTAAATCCAATTTCTGGAATGCGTGGCGGTCTTGAGTTTAGATTTAAATACAAAAGCAATCGAACTGGCGTAGCTTCAGTTGTATTACGTTCTGATGACACATATTCAGTAATTATGATGAATGCTAAACGTCAAAGAGTTATTGATAAAAAAGGCATTTATGCAGACCAGTTATCAAGAATGCTTAGAGACGGATTTAAGAAAACACGCAGAGAATAATGAAAACTAAAAAACTCAAAGCACCAAAAGGTTATCACTGGATGCAGTTAAAAGATGGTCTTGCACTTATGGAAGGTGATTATGAACCGCATGATGGAGCTATGGAGTTTGCAACTTTTGAATTAATAGAAGACCACAAAGACGAACGTATTGTAAAAGCCGAGTATCAAGGTAAGAAAGTAGAGTTAAACAATCCTTTTAGATTATCAGGAGAAAAAAAGAAGTTTGGAGTTTACGTTAAGAATCCTAAAGGTAATGTTGTACAAGTTAAGTTTGGCGACCCTAACATGGATATAAAACGTGATGACCCTGACAAACGTAGACAGTTCAGAGCAAGACACAATTGCGATAATCCAGGCCCAAAACATAAAGCAAGATATTGGTCTTGTAAAATGTGGAGTTCTAAGAATGTGTCTGATGTATTAAAAACAGATTACAACAATGTTAGCATGTGTGATAGTTGTAAAAAACCTAAGTATGAGTTTTAATCAACATCAGGGAACAACCAACTCTGTTGTTAAAAGAAGAAATGCTACAAGAAAACAAATACGACAATTAAAACAATACAGTACTTCTTACGTTAAACACTATACTTACAAATATTGTATTACTAAAAGAAATTACCTTAAATTAAAAAAATTAGCTCAAAGTTTGACGAATATTAAACACGGTTACGGAGCTAAAAAAATATTACAAACTTTAAGAATTTTTGAGCAAAGTGGATTAGTACATTCATCACTACGTAGAACAGGAAATTTGCCTGATATTATTTGTTTGAGTCGTGAAGCTAAAACAGGAATTGAAGTAGGCATAGACGAGTTAGAGTGGTGGCTTGATGAAGACACAAAACCTAGGTAATATAACTAGTATTCTACACAAGGGCTATAGAGGCAAAACAGTTATAAAGGACATTATAACTGATAGGCCATGAGTGATTTCTGTACTTGCGGTCAGCAAAAGACCCTTGAGCTTGACTACGTAGTCAAGGAAGACGAATCTGAAGAAGTACTCCCTCCAGCCGACGATACAGAGAAGGCTGAACACGAAGAAAAAGAGGAAGATACTGAAGAAGAAGAACTCTTAGAAGAAGGCAAGGGATATACCCGAAAAGACATATCTGAGTTAACGTCTTTGTTAAAACAGACTCTAGCACATCTTACAAAAGAAGAGCACGAGGAAGAAGAGGACGAAGAAAAAGATATGCATATGGAAGAAGAAAAAGATATGCATATGGAAGAAGAAAAGAATATGCACTATGACGAAGAAAAAGAAATGGATGAAGAAGTTCCGATGGCAGAACCTATGCTAGAAGAAGAAGAAGTATCCATGTCTGTCAAAGAAGCATTGAAAACTTTGGAAAAGTCTGGGATGTCCGTCTACGCTGGAAGAAAAACAACTCCTGCAACACGCAGAGTTGTAAGGGAAAAGCCTGTAGCTATCAACTGGGCAGAATTTTCTAAATCAGTTGAAGAGATACACCGCATGGAAGAAAGAACTGGAGCAAACTAAATATGGCAGGAATGAGTTTTGAAGAGTATGTGCAAGCATACTACGGTGGCACGCTTGGTATAGCAAAAAGATACGGTATTCAGAAAGCAGATGATACATTTGAAACATCTGACCCAGCAGGGGCTTTCAACACCATGTATGGTGCAGCCGTATTTAATCAGCTAAACACCAAATCAGAAGTATTTAAACTTCTAAAGAAAGAGGCATGGACCCAATCAGGTTGGAGAGTATTGACAGGCCGTCATGCAACAACCGCAGGTCTAGCAGAAGGGGCAGCTTTCCCTGATACTGACAAACCAGATATCACAGAAGTTACAGCAACTCTAAAAGAAGTTGTAACACCTTGGGAAGTAACAACCAGAGCCGAATTGCTTTCAGAAGCAGACGATGGAATTAAGGGAATCCTTAACTTCTTGAGAACCGAAGCAGCAGAAGCACACACATTCTTTATGGACCAAATGTTATTGGCAACTGCTGACACAGCAGCAGGTAATAATATGGAATCTTTAGATAGAATAACTCTAAGCGATGCAGCAGCACATGCAACATTATCTGGAAGAGCAGACATTGACATTTATGACATTGACCGTTCAGGTGCAAGTTGGGCAGATGCAACTGTTTCACACAACAGTGGAAGTGACAGAGCATTAACCTTAGCTATGCTAGATACAGTTATTCAAGGTGCATTAGAAAACGGTGTAAACTACAGTGATTTAATTCTATTAACTGGATATGATACATATCAAGATTTAAAAGCATTAATGTTATCTACAACTAACAATACATTTAGAGCAGATTTATCAGCAGCAGGTGCAGGAAATGCAAATGGTGTTGTTGGAGAAGCTGGTTTGAATTTCGATTCAAGAGTTGGAGCATACGATGGAATACCAATTTTCCTATCACAACACGTTGTAAAGGATACAACTTCCAGAATACACTTGTTGGATATGGGTAACCTAGCAGTTCGTGTAGCAGCACCAACAACCTACGTAGACAATACTAACTTAGCAGTACTACAAAAACTAAGCAAAGAATTTGCTTTTGTAACTGCTGGTGAGTTGATTTGTTACAGATTTAACACAAGTGGTAGCGTAAGAGACTTGAACGCTTAATGGTAGTAGGAGGACTAATTAAATGGTCAAAATTACTAACATTACAGACAGGCCTCTTTACAGGAGGACTCCTCGTGGGACTGTACTCCGCTGGGATGCTGGAGAAACCCATGATGTCGAAAGTAAAAGGCTCATTGAGGAACTTAAGGCTTCCAACGGTTTCAAAGTCACAACTGGAGTTAACAAAAAAGACGTTGGCGCAGGGGTTAAGACTGGGGTCAGACGGCCTAAGTCTGACAGCAAACCTACTAAGTCCAAAGTCCAAAAAAAAGTAGATAAGTTAAAAGTAGAGCCACCTAAGAAAGGACTTAAGTCCAAGAAAGGGAAGGCTGACTAATGGCATCTACAGTTGTCAGGACAAATCTAAGACTAGACGGCTCTCGAAATGCACAGTTATATGCAAACACCGAGACTGCCGTCGGTGGTTCTGAAACTACTGTTTTAGATAAGTTTGATTGTGCATTGTACAATCGATATTCAATACAGATATTCAACAGCGATGGTTCAGTAGCAGGAACAGCCAAAGTATATGGAAGTCTAAAAGATTCTCCAGGTTCTGAAGGTGGTTCTGATTGGACACAAGTTGGAGATGACATATCTGTTGGAACTAGCAGCAATGCATTAAAGGCAATATCAACAACTCCATTAAGACATCTTTGTGTAAGGGCAACAGGCAATGGTGCAGATTTGACTGTTATTGTCTATGCGGAGCAAGTTTAGTGAATGGCTGTAGTTACT